CTGGTAATTAGCTGGTTTTGACCACGTACAGCTGGTCAAATACTTATCTGGTTAACTAATTTAGCTGGTCATAACCAATAAAAAAACCACGAGCGTGTGGTCTATTTTTTTGCACAAAAAAAGGGCTAGCAAAAGCTAGCCATAAACTCATCATGAGCCAAGAGTCAAGTCTTGTTTCCTCTTCTTTATTATACCAAAAAAGCCCCTAGTAATCAAAGACTAGGGGTGTTAAAGTATTTGCTATTTAATTTTAAGCGTTTGACCTGCATAGATCAAATTTGGATTAGATAGACTATTAAGACTAGCGATTGATTGATAGCTGGTACCATAACGGCTAGCAATTGCCGACAAGTTATCACCAGAACGCACTGTATAGTAAACTGAACCAGTACTTGCTGAACCGTTGACACGCAATACTTGACCAACATAGATGAGATTTGGATTTGAAATACCATTAAGACTTGCTAGCGTTTGATAGCTTGTCCCAAATTTAGAAGCGATACCAGAAAGCGTGTCGCCAGATTGGACTACATAAGTGCTAGTTACAGTCGATTGTGGTGCTTGCGTGTTAGCTGCTGAAATAATTTCAACGTCTGACTTATTAATCCATGAGTTGACACCAGAAAGTAACACACGATTGCCGTTTACTTGAGCTACGCTGTATGTGCGACCCTTAACCCAACTTGGAATAGCTTCACCAGTCGCCCAGCTTCCCGCACCAAATTTGACTTTCACTTGATTGCCTACAGCAATATCAGATTTAGGCGTGTTGTCCGCTTGTTGACCTTGATTGATTGCTGGTGTTTGGGTTTGTGGATTGTTGTTCTTAGTATAGCCATTGTCTGTAATACCAGTCAAGTCAATATTACCATCAAGACCACCTGCGATATATGTTGACGTAAATTGGTAAATTGCTACACCGTCCATGCTCGGGAAGACATTGTAATTCGGTTTTGGGGTCACTGCATAATTTGGATAAGCAGCCATCCAAAGAGAGTTGGGAAACTCACGGTTAATCTGGTCAACATACACGTTAGCTACTGTATAAGGCTTGCCTGAATAATACATGGGTGTATAACCAGCCGCTTTGATCATGCGCATACCATGCAAGATAGCGTTGGTATTCGCTTGTTTGTCAGGGCTAGCACCGCTTTCGTAGTCCAAGGCTACAATTGAGCCTTTAGGCGTTTTAACTTGTGGCAAGAATGTATTTAACACTTGTTCACCAAGACTAGCATTGCCCCCAACTTGATACCAGATATACGTATGAGCGCGCTTGCCTTGTGCGATTGCTGACGCCACTTGTGTCTCGTATGTTGACTGACCGTATATACCGCCGCCGTTAACACCGCCAATTTGACAAATTGCAAACTTGTCATGACCATATCCGAAGATACCGTTTGCACCTTGGTATCGTGACCAGTCCACACCTTGGTCGCCAACTGCGGCGTAAGCTGTAGACTGCAATAATAAGCTAGCGCTCAAAAGCGCTCCTGCTAAAAGTCGTTTAATCTTCATTGACATCTTCCTCCTTCAAATCAGATAAATTAGTCAGTACACAAACGAGGCCAGACAAAAGAGTGGTTGAAACAACCACTCTCCAATCGACCTGTGAAATTAATGTGCTAGCACCGATGACACCAACTGCTGATTGCGCCATGGTTTTCAAAACCTTAACTCCCAATTTTTCAAAATACTTTTTCATTTCTCGACCTCACTTTCCAAGCGTGTGATGCGTTCATCAACATACTTGCTGTGTTCTTCCAGCTTAAAGGTACGTTCGATGACGCTGTTATGTTTATCGACCTGCTTCTTTAATTCGTTGATTTGATAGTTGGTTAGCTTAGTACTCGTTAAAATACCGCCAAAAGTGCCTACCAGGCTAGCAAGCAACGAAAATATCCCTGTTAAAATTTCAACATGCATAATCTCCTCTCGCTCCCTAAGATTCAATAGCAGTTGTTTCTGTTGGCTCGCTCCAAATAGGATTGCCGCTCTCGTCAAACTGCATAATATAGCACTTAGCGTCAAGCAAATCAGCAAGCGGAATTTGAGTAATTGAACCGCCGTATTGTGTGATACCGAAAACTTTTTCAAATTCTTTTAGTTGACGCACGCCGTCAATGACAACTGGTTTTTGTTCTTTTGAAATATACATGTATAAATCATAGCCGTTTGAGCGATAGCGGATATATTCGCCGTTTTCTCGCATGTATTTGACTGCTGTTGGCAAATCAAAAGGTTGTGTAATTTTAGTAGCATCAAGTAATTCTGTCATTTTGTTTTTCTCCTTTTTATAAAAAAATAATTAATAGCTAAATACTAGTGTGCCGCGATAGTTAACGTTAGCTTCTGCGTCCAGAATATGCAAGCTACCGTCTGGATTGAGCTGCGCGTTCTTGTCTCTAGGTATAACGCTCCAGCCTTTGGCGGTAAGCATGAGTGACTTTCTCACAAATTCTTGCGGCACACTTCCAATCGTATGTGTTCCAGCGCTACTAAATGTCACGTCGTAGTTAACCAGTACCAAACGCCCTTGAATCATATACTCGCATCCGCTAACACCTGTTGATTGCCAGTCTGTGTAATTTGACGCTTGGAAATTCAAATAGCCTGATGACATCATGGTTAAACGTCGTTTAAGCTCGCTGTCAATTTCAAAACGGATTGCGCCGAAGTCTGGGTCAGACAGGCCATGGTGTAGGACGTCCTCGAGATTATCGTTGTAATCAACGACTAAGAAGCGTACTTCACCAGATTGTAGAACTGCCAAGGGCATATCTGTCGGCGTGGTTTCGCTGCCATTTTTTCGTTGAATCGGACCAGATGAAGCCAATCCATGATTGTCCATATATAGACCTTGCTTATGTGCTGGACGGTTGAATGTGCCCCAACTGTCAATTGAGCTACTTTCAGCCTTATTTTTTTGTAGCAATAGCGAACCACCTTCAATTTTACCGAGATTTGAGTTGACGGCAGACAAATTGACGACATTTAATTTCTCTGCTGTAATCGCACCATTGACAATCATGTCACCGCTAACTTTCATTTTCTTAGCGATAATTTGCACATCGTTTTCATCTTGCGCAATCATTGTCGCAAAAGTATTTCCGTTTACTGTTTTACCGACTTTGGTAACAAAACCGTTATTATCAAGATTTAAGCTAGCTGTTTTAACCGTCGTGCTGTCTAGCGTATTAACACCAGCTTGTGCTGCGTCAGCTTTTGAAACGGCTGTGTTCGCTGTTGATTGCGCATTACTTGCTGCAGTTTGTGCACTTGACACGCTCGCAGTGATTGAGTCTGTTGTCTGTTTGATTTCAGACTGTGCACTGGCTAGCTTGCTATCATAGTCTTCTGGTGCTGGTGACCACGGTGTTGGTAAATCACCGACCTCTGCTTTAGCTTCCTTCCACTGAATCTTACCGCTAGCTACGTAATCGACACGTAAATGCCAAGTCCAGTACTCGTTTTCGAGCATATATTCATCAACTACTGTTGTACCTTTGAGTTCGATTTCTCCACTGCTACCATCAAAATTAAACCAACTGCCAGAGCCTAACTGTCCTCTACCCCAGCTAGTCACATTTCCTGCGCATTGTGCAATTCCTGAAGCTGTTTGTCCTTCGGCTGCTACAATGTTGCTGTATTTCAAAACAAGCCTAATATTGATTCTGTCACCAATCTTAAAGCCTCGATTATAAATGCGATAAAGAAAGTTGGTTTGATTAGTTTGACCGTTGAAACTTGTCCAACCATTGCTCCAATCAGCGCTTGTGCCTAGAGCTAGATTTCGTCCACCGGCACTCGTAGGAATTTTACCCTCAACGCTCGTAATCTTACTGCTTAACTCATTAGCTTTAGCAGTAATGTTGTTTTCAGCAGTTGTTACACGACCAGACAGCGTATTGAAATCAGTCTGTGAGACTTTTGCAGAAAGTCCTGTATTAAGTGCCGAAATCTGTGTCGTGTGTGTGCTGATTGTTTGTGCGTTACTGTTCGCAGTAGATTGTGCGTTATCAGCTTTGCTTGTCGCTGTCGTGATACCAGATTGTAGTTCTGTCTTAGCACTGTTTAGCTCTGTTTTAGTTGCAAGCAAGGTCATGCCGTCAGCAGTTTGTTTGATTTGGCTAGACAAGTTGCTGATTTGTGTGGCTGTGTCTTCTGGTGCTGGCAACCAGCTGGCAGGAAAAACATCTCCCGTCGTAACCATCAAAGCTCTATGATGAAATTTCCCAGATTGAACACCATCAATACGAACGCTTATCTTGAAACCATTGATGTTTGAATAGCTTTCGCTAGAAACTTTCGCCGAAAGTTTGACTATTTTGTAATTATTACCAACGACAAGATTAGTTGACCATTTGTTAAAGAACGGATTATACTTATGCCAATCTGTCCATGTTTCATCGCCGTTCTTGTCAATAACAGCTCCTTGAATGAAAAAGCGTGGGCTTACCGAACTATCTAGTGCAATTTCATCTGCAGACAGATAAACAAAGATATTAATAGTTGTGCCAGCGTATATGCCAGTGTCATCGCCGTATTTTAAAGTTGCTAAATCGTATTGCCAATCGGTATTGGTAGTGATATTAACGAATGGCGACCAGACATCTGAAGTTCCTTGTACTAGATTTCTCTGAGATGCACTCGTAGGAATTTTACCCTCAACCGCAGACACCGCGCTTGTAATCTGACCAGGAACTGCTTCAACTTTCGTCTGCAGACTGCTAATATTGCCATTCGCTGTTTGTAGATTGCTTTGTAAGTTAGCTACTGCTTTATCATTGCTAGCTTGATAGTTAGCAAGATTGGTTTTAGTCGCATTCGCAGTCGTAGTCGTTGCTGTTAAATCAGCCTTGACACTATCCAAGCCAGTTTCTAAAGTAGCTGTTTTTTGACTAGTACTGTCAGCAGTCGTCTTAACTTGAGATAGCGTTGTTTTAGTTCCTGACAAATCATCTTCAACAGTTTTAGTTCTGGCAGTTACACTTGTAATATCTTTGCCGTTTTGGGCTACTGTTTTGCTTAACTCGCTGACAGTCGTCTTCGTACCATTTGCGGTTTCTTCAACTGATGAGACCCGTTTGGTTAGTTCAGACTGTGCACTAGCCTGTGCAGTCAACTGACTAGCTTGTGCTTGCAAGTCCTGCTTCGCTGTGCTCAAATCGTTAGCTACAGTAGTGAGTTGTTGTTTTGCTTCTTCTACTGCTGCAAGTGAATCATCTCGCACTTTCTCGATATTGGCTGATAAAGCAGTCAATTCTTGCTTAGTTTTGTCAAGTGCTTCTGTGATGCCTGTCGTGTCAGCGTCCAAGCCATCGTCCCCGCGGGCACCAATAACAGCTGGTTCAGTAACTAAACTTGTGTCGTTAGTATACGTGATGACGTCATACGACCACATATAGTTATTATCTGCTGTAACAGTTGTTGGTTTAGTTGTCCAGTTCTGTCCGCCTGCTGTGACACCCTCTGCTTGGTCGTTAGTCGTGTAATAACGTTTGATTGATTTAATGCCAACGCCGTCATCAGCATTTGTGAATGTGATATACTCACGAGCCACCTCGTTACCGTCAACGCTTGCAACTGCCACAACGTTTAGCGTGCCAGTGACTTGGCTAGCGTTGATTGTAACACTTGAAGCCTCGCTGACAATACTGTTATTGATAAGCCATTTCCACTCTGCATTAACAATCTTACTATACTTTTCAAGCTTAGCTGTGATTGTGCTTGTACCTTTACCGTTTTTAAAATTGTAGCCGTTGTCGGTGCTTAAACGGACAATGTAAGGTGCTGCGTCCTCTGCAAGTGCTTCGACTTGTTTCAATAAGCTGTCAGCAATCTGACTGTACTTACGTTCAAAATTAATAAATGTTGACTTCGTCACTCTACCTGTCAAGATGTCATCTTCAAGTTCAGAAACCCGAGCCTGCACATATAACGCTGGTTCAAAATGAACATCATCAATCAAGATTTGAGTGTCACCAATTCCTGCATCAATGGCGCCCTCGACCTCATAGGTGATTTTTGGCAAAGATTTCTTTTGAATTTCACCATACAAGTAAGCCCAAAGCGCTTCTTTTGTTTCGTGCTGTGTTTCACCTAAATCTTCAATGATCCAATTATCATTCGAACCTTTGCCAACAGATGGAAAGCGGTCACGAGATTGTGGTGCATAAACAGTCATACCGCTCGAATAATAAAGTAGTTCTTTATTATCGTCGTAGATTTTCTTGTTTAAGCCGTCAATCGTTAAACCGTCTTTACCAGTAGCTCGAACAGCTGTCTTTAACTCTTTGATGTTATCGCTGTAATTAATTATTTTAAGCTCTTTACCAACTCTTACAGGCTGACTGACCTTATTTGTGCCAAGATTGCCTTTTTTGTAAATATTCAGCACTTGACGTTTAAGTGAGTAATCATCATTAAGCTCCACGTTGAAATCAAGCTCAGCATCAAAGCTGTTAGCAATCGAAAATAGACGTGCCAGAATCGTGTCTGTGCCCGTCCATTCCAATTTAATTCGCTTGTCAGAGACTTCGTTAACGCCTATTGTTAAAGCATGCTCAGGGTCATAATAAGCCACATATTCAGCAATTGGCATAGCATTAGCTGGTTTATGCTCACCTCGGGTTTCATTATTCAATTCAAGACCAAGCGAATAAGCAGTCAATTCAACTTCGTAACCTTTCTTCTCAAAGCTCATGACATTAAGCCAGTAATTACGATTTTTATAACGAAAAGCAAGCTTACAGCCAGAGCGAATACTGTCAATATCTTTTGAGTTGTACTTAATAGTTAAAATACTTGCTGAACCTGCTAAGAAGCGGTGCAAATTAGCGCTCTTATATTTGATTCCTGCTTTGTTATCAAAAAAAGCCACATTATGGCTGTCTGTTGAATCACGAATTGCAATACGTACATTATTTTTTGTCAAATGTAAACCTCCTGTATTGTTGCTGTGGCGCTTTCCACTTCGGCAAAACTAGAAACTAATAACCTCACTTTTGTTTTTCCTGGTGGGACTTTAAAATAAGTTGTTCCAAGAATTTCATCATCTAAACGAATTTGATTATTGACTTTGATTTGTCCGTTCTCGCCGTCGATGTCAATTGTTGACCCGTTTGGATAGCGATTAGGCACGTCTTTCCAATAGTCGACATGCAATTCTTGGAAACTAAAATCATTTAAATAGTGATGTGTTACTAATCTATCCGTTGTGTTTCGCCCTGCATACTGCCCGACAAAAAACTGAATTTTTTTCGCTTTGACATTTGCTAAACGAGAATCATAGTACGGAAAATAGCTACCGTACCAAAAGAACTGTACACGGTCTTTCTCTTTGACTAAATCAAACATATTCGAGTTCGTAGCACGTCCCTCTGAACCGTAAGGGTTAGGTGGAATCCCGTACGAAGGTGTAAACGGAATCGTCTTAACTATACGACTGCCACCTGAACCGTCACCCATTAAGAAGCGGATATTTGCAGTATTGCCGACAGTGTCATCTTTCTCAATCGCCATTCCTGCGATAAAATGGTCGTTTTCATCAATGACAGACAAACACCAAGCACCAGTTTGCCCCATCAATCCAGTTTCAAACCAAGCTCTAGCCCATATATACCATTGAGAGATTGGATTTGTTAGTGTGTATTCCTTAACCGCTCCATACTGTATGGCACCAGATGTTCCGCTTGTTGTAAATGAATTCGGCAACAAACCAAGACGACCCCCGAACGCTGTATCTGATGTCATTTGAGTTGTTACGATTTTGTTTTGATTTTCGTAACAAACAGTGCCGTCAGTCCAATTGGCAAAATCGCCTTTTTGGTTGCTTAAAACGGTCACGTTTTTTCTGGCGGTATAACCGTCAGCTTCGTCAACTTTCCCATACTGCATTGCACCATACTCGCTCACAATACCGACGAACCCAGATTCTTTCTTGAGCTTAATTTCGTAATTAACATATGCATCTTCGCTTCCGTCGTTGACGATTTCAGTTTCCCAAATGCCGTCAGAATTCTTAGCAAATCCAAACTCTCGTGCTGCTTTTGAATGTGCTAAGCCGTCTGCGATAATAAAGTTAATTGTACCCTTGCCGTCTCGCCGAGTTAACCTTTCATAATCAATGTTACCGCTAGGAATAGCCTGAAACGTTATATTTGGTAGACTGCTAAAACGCAACTCTTTAGGCTCGTCAACGTTAAGAATAGCCATCAATTTGTTGTATTCTTGTGTTGTTCCGGCTACATTGTAAAACGGAACTGGAATTTTTTTTACGTTGAAACGTGTGTAATTGAAGTCTGAACCACTCAAAAGGTCATAATCCGAAAACTGCGGGTCGAAATCAGCGCCTTGCCACAAATGGAAATCAGATGCGACAGTGATAAACTCTGTCAATTCTTTTCCGTTAAAATATACTCTTTCGATTTTTACCACCCCTTCCCATAGATTGCATTTTTAATGGATTCCTGACGCTCTTGTTCACTAGTTACTGACTTAGCAACCGAACGCCCAACGCGTTCAGTATCCATGAAGTTTTCAATAATAACTTGTCTGTCTGCTAAGCGCTCAATGCTGTGTGTGTTTTCGATAATCAAATCAATAATTTTGCCAATCATTCGACGTGTGTCACTATCGCCGTTTTGGACGACAGCTACATCACTGTTGTCTTGCAAATTACCGATTCTTCGTGCGACATCTGCAACACGAGTATTTTCAAAACCAATCCCGTTCGCATAGCGAGGAAACAATTGTTTAGTCTTTCCAGCAGGTAAGACTTTTGAACCTCGAGGGAGTGGCAGCATGACGTTACGCTCTTTCGGAATGAAGCTAGTTCCGTCAGGCAAAGTAATTAACTCTCGATAAGTACCGCCCTTTTGGTCATTGACGAGCGCTAAGCCACCTGGGTGGAAGTTCGTACCTTTTTCATTTTTAGTGTGACGCGTTGTCACATTAATGACTTTATCATGCAGAGAATCTATCCAGCCTTTGATCCCTGAAATAATGCCAGAGGCGCGGTCTACAGCACTGATGTGTACTGTTTTACCATGAACGCTAGCAATTTTTGCTTTGGCGCTTCCTGTTGGTCCACCTGTTAAATCAGATGCTAAAATTCCGGGGACAGACTTCTGATTGACGTTGTTGATTTTGCCTTGCGCAGAACCAGTGGCACCGCCAGTCAAATCAGAAGCCAAGATCCCAGGCACTGATTTCTGGTTAACGTTATTAATTTTGCCTTGAGCAGACGCTGTGCTGCTACCTGTGTTATCAGTGGCTGTCAAATCAGTGTTTTTGCTGTCAGGAACACTATAAATCATGCTGATAGCTGCGCTGACGTCTCCAGCAGTTTTATTATGCGCTATCAAATCTTTCTGATCTGGTGTAGCACTGTTCCATTTGTTGAGCATCTCTTTAGCTCTCTCTGCGTTTGACGTGAAGTTTTTGTCCTCACAAAGAAGCTCTTTGACGTTTGTCGGCATGCCATTCCAAATTTCGAGCTGGTCTTTAGATTGATAAATAGCTAACAAACCTTTGTCATTTTGGAACAACAGTTCTTTCTGCTCAGGCGTCGTCTTGTCCCATTCGCCTAATTTTTGAAGGGCGTCTGCAACTTCGACACGAGCGTTAGAATTTACATTGGCATTTTTGAGAATGAATTCCATATTGTTCCATCCATTCTCTGCAGTCAAGGCTTTTGTGACTTCCTGAACAGCGTTCGTCTTAAGCTCGCCAGTTAGCGGATCGAGCGTTAAAGCATTCCATTGGTCGGTTGCATTTCGAGCATCAGCTGACATTTTAGATGTGTATGTTCCAATCATGCCAGTATGTTGTCCGATTTTGTTTGCAGAGTCGAGTGCGTGTTGAGAAAGCTCTTCGAAGCTCATATCGTAGTCTGCCAGGACACGTCGAATTTTCTCAGCGTACACACCAAATTGGCCGCTTTGCGCATCTTGCTCTTGCGCTATTTTAACTAGCGCTTGGCCAAACTCAGACATCGTTGCTTTGTGCTGTTCTTTGAGCGCAGCCATTCGAGTGTTATATTCTTGCTGGTCGATGATACCTTGCTCAAGCGACTCTTTCAAACCACTGCGTTGGTCTTTGTACGCTTTCTGCTCTTCTTTCATTGCTGTTTGCAAAGCTTTTGAGCTGTCTTTGAGCTGCGCCATCGTCATCTTGCCGATTTCGCCATTGAAAGCGCTGAGAACAGCTTTCTCTTTTGACTTCCCAAGATTCAACTCTTTAACACGAGCTTCGCAGAGCTGTTTCATATTGTTTTCAACAATTGTCTTTTCAGTAGTTGTTAGCTTGCTGACATCGCCATTATGACGCTCATAAATCGCTGTAATCTGGTCTGTCATTGCTTGCGCATTCGAAACAATTTGGTCTTGCTTAGCTTTCGCTGCCGCGACTTGCTCTGGAGTGAAGCCGAATTTTTGAGCAAGCTCGTCTATTCGAGCCTTAGAATCTTCTGCGCCTTGCGTAATTTGTTTCATCATATCTGCCACTGCCGTCTTGACATTATCAGCAGACTGCACTGCGCCTGTTTCAAAGTTAGTCATAGCTATCTTAGTGTTCGTTACTGCAGTTCCGAACTGGTCAAGCGCACCTTTTGTTTCCCCAGAAAGCGTTGTTCCGTATTTTTGAGCCTGTTCCGTAGCGTGTTGTTTAGCATTAGCTAATACGACTAGGCCACCAGCAAGTGCTGCTGCACCTCCTACGACAAGTCCCAGTGGATTGGATAGCAATCCTACTGCACCACCGAAGTTACTTGCGGCACCTGTAGCGCCAACTGCTGCGCTTTCAACACCACCGAAGCCAGAAGCCATTGGTGCGAGCTTGCCGACAAGTTTTCCAATCCCACTATTGACTGAACCGAAGACTTTAAACATGCTTCCGAGACCAGTTGTTAGTTTTCCTAAAATAGAAAGAGCTGGACCTGCAGCTGCTGAAATAGCTAACCACTTCATGATGTGTTGTTGTTGAGCTGGGCTGAGCTCGTTGAATTTCTTGGCCATGTCAGACAACGTCTGAATGAGTGGTTTAGATGCCTCGAGACCATTTTTCAATGCATCGACGAACGGACCACCGAAATCGATAGCCATATCGACCACCTGATTTTTCAACATTTTAAGTTTTGATTCAGTTGTTTCATAACGTGTGCTTGCTTCGTTAGTAAGCGCCGTGTTTTCATTCCACGCTCTGTTTGACAGGTCAACTGCACCTGTCATCGTGTCGGCTGCTAGTGCTAATGATTTAAGCATGTTAGACTGACGAACACCAGAAAGTTGCATGTCGTCTAACACCATAGTGGCACTCTCGCCTTTTTCGTCAAGTTTCCCAAGACCTCGAATGAAATCTTGGATAGCTTCGATTGGATGATTTTTCCATTTATCAGCGAATTCTTGTGCAGATTCGCCAGCGACTGTAGCAAATTTTTGTAGGTCTTCCCCGCCAGCAGCTACCGCAGATTCGATAGCTGATAGGGTTTGGGTCATTGCAGTTCCACCCGCTTCTGCTTCAATACCGACAGAAGACATCGCTGTCGCAAGACCTAAAATTTCTTGGTTAGTCAAGCCTGCCAATGTTCCAGAAGCCGCCAAACGGTTAGCCATTGCGACAATGTCTTGTTCAGTGGTTGCGAAATTATTTCCGAGAGCTACTACTGAACTACCAAAACGCTGATATTCATCTGATGTTAAACCAGTGATATTTGCGATTTTGGCAATTGCTGATGCTGCGTCTTCGGCTGACAAGTTGGTAGATTCGCCCATATCAATCATTGTTTTGGTGAAACTAACAACATCTTGTGATTTAATTCCTAACTGACCGGCTGCTTCCGCTACTCCTGCGATTTCTTCATGGCTGGCCGGCAATTGCGATGTTAAATTACGCAAACCGTTTTCTAAATCTGCATACGAATAAACAACATTACCAGTCGAATCAACGACTTCATCGTTGGTCTTTTTAACACCAGCAAAGGCGCTTTCCCAAGACATGGCAGATTTAACGACGGCTCCAACCCCTGCGACAATTGGTGCTGTTACACCAGCTGTCATCGTATTACCAAGACCAGTCATCTTGCCACCGACATTTTGGAGTGTATTACCAAAGTTGGTCATTGCTGTTCCCATTCGAGTAAACACGCTCATTTCGGTAGCTAACCCTTGTAAACGGCCTTGCAAATCACTGACTTTCGCTGCAGTGTCCATCATGGCTGTATGTGCACCAATGAGCGCATCTTTTTGAGCCGCTGTCGCCGTTGAGAAATCACCTATTTCAGCTTTCAAAGCGTTGTATTTTTCAGCTTGCTGTGCTAATAGAGACTGATAGCCTTTCAAAGCTTGCCCAGTTTCGCTATAAACTGCACGCAAACCTTTAATTTTGCTGCCTTGACCAGCTATGCTTTTTTCAACAGCTTTCAGAGAGCTGTCAATACCTCTCATATAGGTTTTTAATTGTTTTGTGTTGGTTTGAAACGGCGCTATGTCAAGCGTCGCAGTGGCTACCAATTTACCTATGTTTGCCATTATTTCTCCTTTCTAACCGAATAAGAAAGGGAATGCCTTATCGAGCGTGGTTTCCTGTTCTTCCGCTTTCCTTTTGGGCGATTCTTGTTCCAACGCATCTACCATCAATTCAAAATCTGATAGCTGCATTTTTTTAATATCTAAAATCGTGTACCCACGCTCAATTAAAAGTTGAATCATACTAAGCAAGTTAGCTCTTGCTTCTTCAGGAGTTATCCCTACTTTTTTTCTTCGTCCTCATCGGTTTCTTCGTTTGATTTACCTCGGCCTAACGTGTCAACGTACAATTCATCAAGGACATTCAATGTCTCAACATCTGCTGTTTTCAAATCAGCAACAGTGAATTGTTTTCCGTACATATCAACGAACATTTGAAGATAAGCTTCGTTAAGTTTACGTGTTTGTTTCGAATCAAAAGCTGCTTTATCGTTTGAAATAAAAGCGTTTTGACGTGCGTTGTGATCAACAGCTAAAAGATTATCTTCGACATTGATGTATTCTTTCGAATACTCTTTCTCAATTCCACCTTTTTTTAATTTAATTTCGTACATAGTTACCTCACATAAAAATAAAAGGTCGCATTCAAAATGCAACCTTTAAGAATTAAACTCCGACAGCTGGGAATACCATTTTTTTAAATGCTGCTAAGTCAAATCCTTCTGCATCTTCACGACCAATCAAGAGAACTGTACCTTCTTCGCCGCCACGCGCCACGAAGCTACCTTCGATTGAGTCTGCTTTAGGGTCTGGTGCACCATCAACAGTAGCTGCTTCGAGACCAGGCAAATTGAATTTACCTTTCAAAAGGCCTACCCAAACATATTTACCGTCATCCATTTTTGTGCGGAACAAAATTGCGATGTCGTTTGGTGTAAGGTCTTTATTGTATTTTTCAACACCGTTTTCAACCGTAATACCAAAGAAGTCTTGACGTGCTTCAGATGTCAAATCATATGTTTCAATTGTTAATTTAGCGTCTGTAATGCCGCCAGAAATAACTACGTATGGCCCATCATCAGCTGAAAGTGTTTTAAGTTCGTTTGTTAGTTCAAGTTTTGCGCTTGTAAGTCCGGGAAGGCGTTTGCTTTGCGCAACTTTTTCAGCGCTATTCAAAACGCCGTATTCGCAACCACTAAGTCCAAATTTTACTTTACCCATAAATTAATTCCTTCTTTCTTTTAATTACCCCAATCAAAAAAACGATATTTTCTTACGTTCATCAGTAAGCCAATATCGTTGTCTTTATATCGAGGTGTTTCGTTAGCCGTATACCATTCAAATCCGGCTTCAGTTAAAACTTCATCAATGCGCGCTGTAATCGCAGCAGACTGCGCAGCCGTTTGACACCAAAAATTGATGACAATTCGCTGTTCTGTGCCAATATAGCCATCGTCAGCATATGCATTTGGCGCATCGTAAATCGTGTTAATTCGCAGAAATGGAGCGAGCTCTTTCTTTTTCATGTTCGTTGGTTTCTCTGGAATGTCGTAAGTAAAAATCCCTTGTTTAAAACCACCTCCGAATTTTCCTCCACGATAGCTGTCAAACAGCTCATTCAATTGAACATCGTTACTTAATAGCTTGTACGCCGTCGTTTCGGCAATCATAAATCTAAGCCCTCCTTAACTTTTTCTGCAAAAATTTCCTTAGCAACGGGCGTCATTTGATTGATTGTTTTTTCTTCAAACTCTTGTCCTCGTTGGTAAATCGTCCCAGAATCTGGGTACTTCGCACGCCACCCAGTTGCATTACCATAACCGATTTCTTTCGAGACAATTCCTTCGCTAGCGCCTTTAAAGCCACTAATCGCTGTGTCCTCTTGTAAATGTTCGATAGATCTGCTTTCTCTAGGTGTGTTTGCTTTCAATTGTTTTTCAAATTCTTCAGCAACTTCAGTTACCGCTTCTCTTGCTGTTTTAGGTGCTTTAACTTGCAATTTCGTAAGATTAGATAAAATTTCATCGAGTCCAGATGTCATTCGACACGCACCCCACTTATCATAATCATTTCCTTGTTGGCGTAATCAACTTCCATTTTTTCAATCTTATATTCAAGTCCGTTAAAATCAACAAACATTGAATTATCGAAAGGTGGTTTAGGCATATAGCGAATCAAAAAGACTTTCGTGTCGCTCGTTTTAGTCAACGTTGCATTATCAGCTTGTTTGCCTGTCGTATTCTCACGAAAATCTTTAACAGTCGTCTTAGACACTTCTGCCCAACAACTCATGATGTCTGTTCTGACATTGTCTAAAACTTCGCCATCTTCGTTTTGCCCACCTTCTCTTTTAAAAATAGTGATACGCACATTCATCTTACGTGTCAGCATTATCATCACCTCTCAAACGCAACTGATGAATGATGTTTATCACACCATTCTCCAGTGGGTAACGGTCGCTGTCGGCAGTTACGCCTCTATGCTCATAATCTTCTTTGACTTGCTTCTTAACAGCAAGATTGAATTTTTTGTAGCCCGCAAAATCTTCTGGTGTTGAACCAGCTTCAATCGCAAAGCAAATCTGTTCTTGCGCAGCTTCAATCATTTCTTCCAAAATGCTATCTTCAAAGTCAAAGTCGATCTTGCAATAGAGCTTAACTGCTTCCAGTAGTTCTTGTGAGACTGCCATTCAGCTACCTCCTTAAGAATTTACTAAGTTCAATAATTCAGCTTTAGTCATACTACTTGTATAGCTAATGCCTTTACTATCTAAGTAAGCTTTAATCTCTGTTACTGTGTTCGCCTCAGTCGGAACGCTTACGATTTCCACATCAGGCTTCGCTGGGTGTAAATGTTACGAAGTAGCCAGCTTTCGCATCAACTTTCTTAACACCAAAGCGAAGAACAGCTTGCAAGTATTGACCGTAAATTTCGTTATCTGCCCAACGAAGCCCAAGGTCTTTACGGTCTGCGAACAAGACACCACGTTTGAAATCACCAACAAACGCTTTAGCTTCTCCAGATGCACCAAGAATTTCATCAGAGAGAACGAATACTGGTTTGCCAAGCAAGACTTTGCCAGTTACTGCAGTGATTGAATCTTGAAGCAGGTAGCGACCGTTTTTGTCTTTAAGGGTGTCAAGAATTTGGTAGAAGCTTTGTGAAACCACGAATGCCACGTCATAAGCAGGGTCAAGGTCGACATTAAGAATTTTCTTAATGTCATCAACGTTTGCTACTGTTTTAGCTGTAAATGATTTAAGTACGTCAGCAATAGCTGCATTAGTTGTGTTGACTTTAATTTGACCGACTGTTTCAGCAACAATGCTAATCAAATCAACATCTGCATCGTCAACAGATTCTTGTGAAACTGGAATAGCTCCACGATAGGTTTCAACAGTCCAATCTACTTGTTCAAATTCTGGTTTAGCAAGAGCTGGGTTTTTCTCCAATTCAGCAACGCTAACCATTTTTGATGTCGCTTTTTTCAAAATTGGATATTTACCAGAAGCTTTTTTAGCTGGATAAATTGTTGTGAATGGTTTCAAGTCAACAGTCGTCTTGATTTCACGGATTGGAGTTGTTACAAGTTCTTCGCTAGTAACTTTAGTAGTGTCTGTTTTCTTAACACCGTCAGTTGTTGGTGTAATTTCGTTCATTGCGATAAGCACTTCATCTTTGCCGTCAAAACGAAGCCCTTCGTTAACAACAGTACCTTTTGAATGCAAGAATGCGTTAACTTTATCACGATAAGTCATGTCATCTGTTTCAATTTCACGACCTGTTTTGTTTTCAGCGCCACCAGAAACTTTAGTAGCTTCGAATAATTCAAGGTCGGCTTTAGCTGTTTTTAATTCTTCTTTAGCTGTGTCAATTTCGTTTTTGATTGTACGAGCTTTTTCAAGGTCATCAGCTTCAAGAGCGTTTTTAACCTGCGCTGTTTTATCAGCGATAGTAATTGAAAGCGAGTTGATAGATGCTTTTAATTCTTTGATTTTTTCATCAAACATATAGTTTTTTCTCCTTTTTTGTGCAAAAATAAAAGGACTTAAAGTCCTTGTAAGATTTCTTCTTTTTCAATTTCACGTTTCATAGCTTCAATTTCTTGTTTTCGCTTGCCATGATTTGCGAAGTAGTCATCAATGACTGCTTGTGGCAATAATCCGTTGCCAATGCTTGCAACTGCCTGCTGTTCGTCAAACGTCATTACTTCGTCAGCAAAACCTTTTTCAACAGCTTCTTCAGCACTCATATACGTTTCATTTTTCATGAGTTCAAGCAACTCATCTTCACTTAAGCCAGTTTTAGCTTTATAAGCGTTAATAATTCCTCGGTCGCTAGCTTTCAAAGCGTTAGCGGCTGATTCAAAGTCATCGCTGTTGCCAGACACCCAATTCAATAACGCTTTATGAATCATGATTTGAGCTGTTGGACTGATAACAACCTTGTCAGCGCCCATAATCGCAACGCTACAAGCACTTGCAGCCATTCCAGTAACTTCAGCTGTTACGTGCCCAGGATAATTTTTCAACGCTGTATAGATGTCACTGCCTACAGTCACCAAACCACCATTTGAATTGACTTCGATTACAACGTCTGAACCGTCTTCTGGCAAAGCTTCCGCAATTGATTTAGCACTCACCGCTTCCATTCCAAAATAATCATAAGCTTCTTGACTATTATTCTGAATTAGTGGACCCCTCATCTGAATTCGTTTCGGCATTCGTCTCACCTCCTTTCAATGACTGATATTCTTCTTTCTTATCCAAGAACACATAATTAAGACTCGTTTGATACCTATCCATATCTGGATTATCAGACGGCTGTTTACCGAGTTCGATAAGTCCTTGATTTGGTGTCAATAGCGTATTATTGACAAGTTTAACAATCTCATCAACATTTCGTCCTGTTACACTACGTGTATCAAATTCAAGCCGGTATTTTCGTCTATCTCTTGGACTAAAAATTTTAAGCCCTAATTCGCTCGTTATAGCGTCAAAATAAAACGGTAAGTCGTTTGTAACGTAATCTTCAGTAAGCTGCGCTACGGACTGATTAGGGCTATTTACGCCTAATTTATAGCTAGGTATGCGCAAAGCTTTGGCAATTTGAGCCGTTGAAAAGTTGTTACTTGTAATCAGCTGCAAGACATTTGTGTCGATTTCGAGCGGTTCATAGGTCATTGTCTTATCAAATACTAGTGGACTACCACCTTTTGCCCCCTCACGCATTTTCTCGAATTCTTCACGAGCCTTCTTGCGAGCTTCACCGCTCAACATAGCGCCTTCCATTTTCAAAATACCGCTTGAAAAACCGTCTTTAAAGAATTTTAAAAGCGTACTTGTTCCGCTGTTTTGCAAACTAATTTCATCACCTAAAGACAGCAGCGGCGAACGCCCTAAAATTGTGTCATGGCTAAAAAATTTCCAATGAATCACATCATCAGCTCCACAAGTAACTTCTTTACCTGTCAAACTGTCGATAAATGTATAAATAAGTTCATGACTATCTAATTCTTCTACACGAGTCTCAGACGGTTTGTAAAATTGAAATTGCAACGCTTTGCCAGTCCGTGGGTCTCTCAAAATACGAGAATAAGCATTACCTGTCAAAATAGTATTGACTGCCATTGCAAATTTCCACGTTCGAGCCGAAGCGTTGCCAGTCGATTTCACATTTAACAAATAATTGATATCTTCGTCTTGAATGATGTCACCGTTAACATTTTTCTTAATCAACGGAAATCTAGCAATATCGCCAGCAATAATCGAAGTTGCTGTCAGCACATCGCTGTTTCTAAGAGCTGAAATACCAACATACTTTGCGCTATCATTACCAGACAATACCGAGGAAACGTAATCGTCATAGGAAAGCTTTGAATCTCCTAACGACTGAAAAAAGCTCATTTTCTCACCCCCTTTCTAGCTGTGTTTTAGTTGAGTTCTAGTCATCGCAACAGTGTCTTTTTCTGCCTTGTTTAACCAATACAACAGCTCACCAGATGAGTAAATTTCGGTTACTGAATCGCCCCACTCGTTTACGTACATTTGCGATAGTTCTCCGTGTCTATCCAAAATAGCTATCTCGAACGGACGGTTGCACCTAACATCAACGACTTCTTTATCCGCACATCCAAATTGGGCTCCAATGTATTTAGCTATACATGATAGCCTATATCCACTTTTGAACTCATACTCATACCGTATCCAACATTGTTCTCCAAAGTCGTTAAATTCTACTGCTAATGGGCGTCTGCGTTTGAAATCTCTTGGTTTCCATGGTTTGAATCTCCGTCTTCCTTCGCTCCACTCTTTTTGTTGATTGAATAAATTAGCCATAGTAAATACCTTCCTATTTTCTGTTATCGGCAGAGTTATTGATAATGACTGCAAGGGCAACTAACAAGAAACCGCCAATCAAATACCCTAAAATCAGACTATACAAAAAGGCTGAGTACGCAATCAGCCCGAGCCCTAATATAAGCAATACAGTATGTATATTATTCAAAAACCATTTCATCTAAAATAGACCTCCACTTTCAAAGATTTTTTCGTCAGTCCAATAACCTGCGCCGTCAAATGCTTCGAGATAACAAGCCGCATAAGCGTCTAGTAAAGCATCGAGCGGGTCAATTTTATTGCTGTTTTTATTCTTGTCAATACGCATACCATTGTTATCAACTCGCGTATAAGCATTATTGACAGCCATCGTTAGCAACTTATTGCCCGAATGTTTGATTTTCCCAGTTTTGACGTCATCTCTGAACTGCTTCGTCGGCATATTCAAGACCATCGTTGTTTGTGGAATTTGAACTTGTGTCCATTCTGGATGCCGTTTCTCAATCATGGTCAGCAAAGCTCCATATTGATAAGGGTCGAAATAAATTCCTTGCACTTCCCAATCATTTTCAATGACCATTTCTTCGAGCTTCTCCATAACTCGCTCATTATCAATAACACCAGACTCGAGCGTGGTGATTTCACATTCACCTATGCGTTCTAAGTTCGTATAAGAAACGCCGTCTCGTTTTTCTTTCGCTATCAGTCCATACTTAGTAGCGATAAAAGAAAAACTATCAGCAAACCAATAATCATCCATCATTGTCATTGTGCTGATTGAAAACAAGTCGCTTGAATGTCCAACGTCGACGCCTATCCAAACGCGTCTGCCAGTCGTATCTGGCTTATCAATAAGTGCATCTTCCCACGTTTGTTTATCCATATACGAAGCTTCGCTTGATTGTCGCCACATATTAAAGTTTTTGACTAAAACTTTGTTAATTTCACCCGTTTCAAGCGAAGTTTTACGCCTTTTTCGCAAATAATCCATGATTTTTTCATACAACGCTGGCACTTCCAAAATAGGATTTGACTTAATCCAATTGCTTTCGTCAGCAATTTCTTTCTCGTCATCCTGTTCAGAAATGAACGCAAAATACGAATCATCAATCGTTTTCTTATCTAAAATCTTAGCAGCGTACTTATATTCAATGGTGTACATTGGCACATTCAAATCTAAACCAGCTGTTGAAATAATTAAAATCAATGGATTATCGAGCTGACCTTGCCCAGATTCCAAAAGTTCAATCATTTCATTGGTTTTACTTGCAGCGTACTCATCTAGCACGCCAACGTATGGCTCAAAACCATCGACAGCACCAGTGTCTCGACTTAATGCCCTGATATACGATTCATCACGCTTATTCGTTAACTCATCTCGCACAATCTTGGTCGCTTTGAAGATGTCCTTATTCTTAGCTCTAAGAGCTTCTAACTGCTTCTTAGCCATTGTCCAAGCAATTCTAGCCTGCGTACGGTCGTTAGCCGTACAGAACAACTGACGGCTTAATGCGGGGTTCTTGCCGAATAAAAACTCATATAACAAAATACCAGCGATTAAAATGGTTTTCCCATTTTTACGAGCAACCGAAACCATAGCTTTGCGAAAGCGTCTGACAGAATAGTCTTTTTTCTTGCGCCAACCATACAAACTGGAGATGATGAATTTTTGAAATCTAGCCAACGGATAAGTTTTTCCTGTTTTAACATCTGGCAAAATCTCCAAAAAATCGATAGTATTTTGGGCTTTTTCTGGGAAATAATCAAATTCAAAATCAGAATTACTGATATTTTTTAAATCGTCCAAATGCCTTTGACAAGCCTTAATAACTTTCTGACAAGCTTTGATGTTACCGTTGACTACATCGAGCGCATAATAAAAAGCAGTATCTTTATACTGCTCTGGAACCTCTAAATAATCGTAAGCTATTTTGATTACCTCCTTTCATTTATCCTCCAAATTTATCAAACATTGTGTCTTTCTTTTCTTCTGTCTTAGGCACATATATCTTCATGCGACTGTCAACAGTTAAACCTAATTGCGCTGCGCACGATTTAATATTGTTTGTCGCTTTTTCAAGCGTAACAACTAATGGATTCTGAATCCACATGCCTTTATCTTCGCTAAAAACAGAAATACCTATTTCATTTACTTTTTGACTTGCTTCGACATATATACCGTACCATGTGCAATAATTTTCTAAAATTGCTCTATCCAAATCACGAACTGGCAAATTCTTTAAATCTTCAACGATACGAGCATATTCAATTTTCGCTATTTCTCCTAAGTGTTCGGGTGGTGTGAGCTGTAATTCAATCAAACCATCGCCAGCAGATTTTTGGATTTCAACACGTACAGCTTTTTCAGCTTTAGTCAAATGTTTTTTATTATTCTCAACTACCTTTAACTTTCTTCCCAACTTGACACCTCCTTTACATTAGAATTTTCAGCTTTCAAAAAATCAAAAAGGGAAAATTGCGCACGGAAGAGGGCGGCGTTGTTATATCCGAACAATGCAGTGCCCCGATAAAAAATCAAGGGGTATTTCCGAATATTTATATCCCCTCACACCCGTTATAGGTTGGATAATTCGCCTTTTCTATGCTATTTTTTGCCATAATTCTCACGATTAGCTTTAGCATCGTTGCATGCTTTACAACTCGCTTGAAGATTGTCAAGATCCAATCTTCGATTCCAATCTTTTTTAATTGGAATTATGTGGTCGACCATCGTCGCTTCTCCTCCGCACATTTGACAGACATAATCATCACGAAGCAATACTAACTTACTTGTACTTCTCCAAGCAGAACTATTATAGAATCTTGTCAGCTTCTTATCATAGTTCCATCTTGTCTTATTATAGTTCTTGTACTCTTCGCTTCGACTATCAAAGTCTACTTGCTTTCGCTTTCCACCAACGACAGTAAGCTTCTGTGGTTTCATATTCCTTTTTCCTTTTTGCATAACAAAAGGAGCTACCTTTTAGCTCCCCTCGTCATTATTTCATACTACTATAATACACCCTCTCGCTGTATTTGTGAGTATTACTTTGTACTATTCCCGTACGATTTCGTATTGATTTAGTATAATGTTCATACTTTTTACAGCTTTTGTTTTGATAGTGTAATATTTGTTCCTATTTAATTCCAATTTATCAATAGCTTCGTCGAATGTTTGACAGTTTAGATAAGTAGTCAACAGGACATAGCGTTGAGCACTATCCGGTATTTGCATGATAACGCCGATGATTTCCTCACGTCGTTTTGTCAAGCGGGCAATCTCTGCTAGCCCGTAATCAGATGCGTCAATGATTGAAACATTCTTGTCTGTCTGTGTACGTCTAACACCTCCACTCATTTTCATATTTGACCATTGCGGAGACGTGATCAATGAGCTTCTAGTATTCTCGATATCTAATTTCAATTGCTTAATCATTTTAGGAATCAGTCTAAGTTCTTCCAACAAATATTCTGCTTTGGTTTTAATTCTGCTCACGTCTTTTCTCCTTCGATATGTTATAATATAGGTAACTGTTTAATATCGATGAAGTCTTGCGCGAGCAGGACTTTTTTTGTGCTCCAAGTCTAGCGATAAACTCATCGCACGTTTAAAGAAAAATAGTATTAAGTACCTCTTTTCTATTTTTAAATTTCGCTATTTGTTTCGCCAGCAAAGTAAACCAGATGAAACCTCGCCGACTGTACTAATTTTTTTGATGATTAAAGTGTGTAATAAGGAGTGCTTTAAACACCTCTATTCCGTTTTATTATTTTCTGGTTATACCCACAGACAGATTCGAACCGTCTTAAAGCGCCAAGCGTGGGCACCAAATTAAAAGTTTATAAAGTTTTAAAAAGCGAAACACCTAACAATAAACTAAATATTAAAACATACCTGCGTTTTTAAAAGGTGAATCATGATTAAGTCCCTAGAACATCGCCCAGAAAATGTTCATTTTTGGGTCCCACTTTCTTTTTATTTTTATCTCTGGGCTATACCCACGCAAGGATTCGAACCTTACTAGATACCATTGTGGGTTATTCTCCTTCTAATAATTCAGGATTTTCGTAGATGTTACCGATGATTTCGACTCCTGTTTCGCCAGTATCTACATCTTTGACTATATTCCAAAACTCTCCATGCTGCCATGCAGGATACATCAACCAATAACCATCTATTCGACGTTTAACTTCACCTATCGCCTTCACGCCTTGTGACATTGCGACTACAATATCCCCCTCAAAGATTTCCTTGCCGTTCTTATCTTTAAGCCCTGTGGATTGCATAACTATAGTCTTATTGTCTTTGGGATGTACTTCAATTGTTTTATCTTTATTGATATATATTTCAACATTCCCATTCATTTTTTGAGAATCTTCGTCCCACGCTCTAAATTTTGGTACTCTCATTCTTCCACCTCTTTCGCCCATCTAAACGCCCAATCAAAATCTTTCTTGATTTCTTGTTCTGTTAGTTGATAGCGGTCAACTTTTCTCCAATCGTTAGAACATTTATGCCCGATAAAAATATCCCCTTTAATATCTTTTACGAGAGCGTGTTCTCTCAACCCGTTTGGGTCTGGTATTTCAACTGTATACAACTTCTCTTTCTCAATATCGTAGCCAAATTTATGCATCAACACTAATGTTTCTATAGATTTGTTATTGTTATCATCAAACCATTTGTGTAAATCTTCACGCAGTTTGTGTTCATTGAAGTCTGTACAAAGTTTGTATAAGCTATATTCAAAGTCATCTTTGTGTTCTTCATACCAATCAGCAACAAATTGAGGAACTACAGGTTTCTCTGGTTCGTCTAGTTGTTTGATGATATTCAGTGCCTTGTCTAAACCATAATTAAAAATTGTGTCGTCTTCGGCAATAAAAGGACTTTTACACGCTTCAATCTTCTCAATCGCTTCTTGTTTATTCATTGTCAGACTACTTCAATTACCAACTAGCCACAATGTATTTTAGGTCAGTAATACATTTCTCCAATTTGTCTACCTTTGCTCTTAATTGTTCAACTTCTTTCTCAAGTTCTTGAGGTGTTTTTTGCCTTGCAATTTCTGGATGGTAATCGCTATAAGTACCATACCATTCCGGATGATCATCCATAAAAGTCATTTTATTTTCACCTCAACTTCAAATTCATATAAGTTACATTCGAAGAAGTATTTGTTATCCTCGTACCAATCAGCAACAAATTGAGGAACTACAGGTTTTTCTGGTTCGTCCATCTGTTCTAATAGTTCAATCGCTTCTTGTTTATTCATCTTCTCCCGAACTCCTTAATTCATTAATTTTCCTAATATAGTATTTTGTTAACAGACGTTTTGTTTTAGGGTCTGAAATTTTATCTTCGCTGTCGTCTGTATCCTCGTCCTCAGGAAACATTTTGATTAATCCAGAATCGATTCTATCGTACAGCGTTGACCAGCTAATATGGAAGTGAGCTAGCGCTTGCTGTTTGGTTCCGTGAAACTTCTCTCCTGTCTCAACATTGGTGAATGTACGCAAGCCTTGAGCTCCGATTAACGTTTTTGTTACACTTCCCCTATTTGTGCGGTTAAGCAAAGCCGATTTAGTCAACCCCCACGCATCGCAGCAATCGCTGATTGACCCTTCAAAAACTTCACCAGTTTTATTATCTTCAAAGCAATAAATGTTACGCTTTCTTTGTGCTTTCTTTTGCCATTTCAAGTTTTCAGCACAAATGTTATCTGGATTGCCATCAACACATACTAACTTCTCGTCAGTCCTTGGCGTTCCTAAAAACGCATCTGCCACAAGTTTCTTGAGTGTAAAGGTCTTGCTTTTTCCGTCTCGAAAAAATGTAACTTTCTTAGCGTTTTGTATTTTTTTAACGCTCATGATTTTGCTTTTTCGATGTTGACCACGCGCGTCTATACGGTCAACACTTCGTACACGTCCCTCGCTTGAAACTTCATAAAAGCCCTCAAAACCTTTGACAGGCTTCCAACATTCATTTGCCATTATGCATAACCTCCTTCATCCGGCAAATAACCACATCATCCGGTAACTTCGCCATACATAATAACCGATTGGCTTCATTCGGCGTTACCCCGAGAAGCTTGCCAATTTCAATGTACGACTTCAGATGTTTCTTCTTCGTCCAATTAACAAAACCATCCAGCACATCCAGCGGTGTTTCCTCGTGATGTTCGTACCAAATTACACAATGTTTTGATGCTTGCTTATTAGCTGCTTTGCTCATTCGATTTCCTCAATTTCAATCTCAATTCTTGGATTTGGACTATACAGCTTTCTGGCTCTTAAGTCACACACGATGTTGTCATCAGACCAAACGATTTCAGATTTTGAAATGCTATCAAACAATGATTTAACTAGATTATCCACGTCAGCCTTTTTAACGTGCCACAAACGCTCTGAAATGTATTTTGAATATAATTGCTTAGCTTTATCTTTCGCACGTTCTGACGGCTTCTTAGAAACGTTCTGGGGCGCTCTCATGTAAAACGTTACTTTTACACAGATAGCACCGTCAAAGTAGCGACCGTCATAATTTTCTTTAATGTAATCAGTAACCTGCTTTCGCCACCTCATCATTTTAGGGTCTTCATACACCGCAGCATGTCGTCCTCTGACTGTTGCGCGTGGCCTTGATTGTGGTTTTGGTTCAAATGGTATTAGAAACATCTTTCTTCCTACTTTCCTAATTCCCGACTAAAGTCGACCACTTCTTGACGTTCTTTGGTGTACCAATCAAAATAAAACTCGTGTGTTTTGCTGTTATAAGTTACTTCCACATAATCAGGCAATTTTGAGTTTGGATTGCTCATCGGATAAGCTTTCTCGCTGTCAAAGCTAAACATTCCTTTAGCATTTCCAAGCGTGTAGTTAAACCAAACCATATAGACATCATGCGATTCTAATTCAAGGTGCTCTGAAATTTTATGTTTTGCATATCCCTCAAAATCTTCTTGCGTCATTTTGATAAGTTCTTCTTTCATTTTTTTCTCCTTAGAATGGTAGGTCATCATCTGAGATATCCATTGGATTTGAATTACCAAATGAATTTCCCTGCTGCATATAGCCGTTTTGTTGTGGTTGTTGATTGTAACCGTTCGACTGTCCTTGCTGGTTGTCATTCTTGCTATCTAACAAATCGACATGTTCAGCTACTACTTCAGTTACATACACACGCTGTCCTTGCTGATTTTCATAGTTACGTGTCTGAATACGACCAGTAATCCCAATTTGTGAACCTTTGCCGCAGTATTGTGCAATAATATCTGCCGTTTGTCGCCATGCCACAATATTAATAAAATCCGCTTCACGTTCACCGTTTTGATTCTTGAATGTACGATTTACCGCAAGCGTTCCTGTTAATACGCTTGTGTTGCTCGCTGTTTGTTTGAGTTCTGGTGCTTTAGTTAAGCGACCAGTTAAATTTACATTGTTCATTTAAATACCTGCCTTTTCTTTCATTTTTGCGATAAACGCTTCTACTTCATTTGTCTTATCTATTGTGATATTTTTAATCATTGTTGCGCCGACATGGTTTAGCAACGCTCCCATGATTGAACCGTCATTCTTCCCAGTTGCTTTAATTAAAGCTTGTATATCATTCTCATACTGCTTAACTTTTTCAGACGAAATGTACTGTTTTGTTTGTGCTGTTCTAGTTGTTTTTTGTTGACGCTGTGGTTTCTGGGGTTGTGTTGCTTCGTTGCCATCATCGTCTTTATCACTTGTGATACCAAAGATAGCACTTAACGCATAACGTTTAGCGTATGTAATTGCCGAGCCAAACGCTGGCGGGTCGTTTTTAACAGGTTTCATTTTAAGCGGTGCATACTCAATCCATTCACCGCTTGAATGCATGACTAACGTCGTAACTGTCACCATGTTGTCATCGAAACTTGGCTCTTGCGAGAAGCTAAGCCCGTTTTTTGTCGCTGCCTCTGTGATGCTTTCAGCGATATTTTCTAGCGGTACATATGTACTTTTGAAAAATGGGTTTTCCGCATCTTTCAAAGGCTGTTTCAATTCTTGCTGTGTTTTAGCAAACGCTTTTGCTAGTTCTGAAATACTGTCTGATTTTTTCATCTACTTCACCTGTAAACTTTCGTTTTCAACTAAAGCCACACCCTCGATTTCAACACCCGCTTTTAATACTTTGGCAAGCTCTGCTTTATTAGGTGTCCACTCATGTTTTTCTTTCATATAGTCAAGCGGGATTTTGGTTTCATCTAGCACCTCAACTTTTTTAGATTTGCGAAGAGATACTTTAAATTTCCCAGTATCAACTTTCTTAACATTACTGATTTCAAGTGCTCGTTTGATATACTCTTTAAATTTGTCTGCTTTAGCCTTATTGCGTTTTTCTTTTTCAGCAAAAGCTTGTTTTTCTTGTTTGCAAGCTTCTGCATCAGCTAAGCTGTTCTTGTACATTTTGACAAAGTAGTCAATATTGCTTTCCAAATCCTCTTGAAAATTAATACTATCAAGCGTATCTTGAAATGTTTCGTCGTCCAATTCCATATCTTGAAGTTCTGCGTAAATCCCTTCAAGTTCGTAAAGATAAGCCATTATTTTCGTCTTCCTTTCGTTTTCTTAAGATTCCATATTTAACGCTTCAATCGTTCCACAATCTTATCGAACATTTCCTCGTAATCCGCTATTATTACGCATTGCCTGTTCAACAACCTCTCTAGCCCTGCAATTTTGGTTTCAAATTCTTTGGTTTTAACCTCATAGTCTTCGATTTCGGCATAGCAGCGATGCACTTCGTCTTCGAGAAAGCTATTGCGGTTCAAAATCTCTTGTACGTCCATATTTCCCTCTCTAGTAAACTATTTTCTTGAGTTGATACATTTTACTATCTCTTGCTAACTTCGCTATCAGAGACTCTGTATCGAGCTTTAAAAGCATGCCTCTGATTTCTTTTGAGTAGTTGTAATAATTCTGTTCAAACTGCTGGATAAGTAGCTCGTTCATACTTCCCATCCTTTCCAGTATTCAGCAAGGTTGACTGATGTGATAGCCGTTAATGTTTTCTGCGATGTCAAGATCTGCTCCTTATATGGCATTAGACCTGCGTTGCGCTCCATATCATTCTTTGGCAGATAATAACCACCGTGTCGAGTTCTGCGACTTGCGATAACTGGTTGTTTGAATTCGCATCTCAAGCGCTCTACAACCTCTTTAACGCTGCGCTCACTAATGTTAAATTCAGCTTTCAGTAATCTCAGCGTTACTGGTCGCTCAAAGCTGCCGTGATTCTTGATGTAATTCAAAATATTAATTTCTAATTCATTCATCGTTTGCTTTCAGCTCCTTCCGAGAATTTAAATACTCTGTCCTTGTCTCCACGCATACCTTTTGTTAAACGATCAACAAATGCGTTGTCGTAAATCTTGATTAATTCTTTTCTAGTAAAATTGGTATTTACAATAGTTTTGCTGCGACTGTCTAAAATGTTGAATAGGAAACGATAAGTCCAATCGTTAGCTTGTTTCACATTGTTTTCTGTCGTACTTTCTTTACCTAAATCATCTAGAATAAGATAATCGCAGTTTGTTAACAGTTTTGTAACGAACTCTTCTGTAAAACGTCCGCCACCATTAAAACTAGCTTGCACGCGCTGGATCAATCTTGCGACTGGCATGAAGATAACACTTTTGGGTTCATTGTAGATTTTAAATGTATCGTTCAGCTGTTTTGCTATTGCAATTGATAAATGGCTTTTCCCTACGCCTGGACGGCCTTGCAATAAAGTATTCCCTTCTCCGCCTTTTCCGTAATATTGAACCGCTCTTTGAGCAAATGCGTGCGCTTTTTGATCTTCAAAATTATGTTCTTCAAAATTATTCATTGTCGCATTTTTTAAATCATTCGGAATATTGCTCACAGACTCAAACATACTCCACGTTTTAGCTAGCATTCCGTTAACTGTTTGCTGTTCAGCGCTGGACTGTTTCAATCGTTCTAATTCATCTTTTTGGCAGTCTAAACAAAAGGCTGTGCTTGTGTATTCTCCTTGCTGTTTCATACGTCTGTAATATGGTTTGTTATGAATCGTGCAGACGTCGCCAGTATCTAAGAGAATACCGTTATTAATCATATATTCATAAGACATTAATTCCATAAGCGCCTCTAAAATCCAAAGTCTGGGTCTGGTTCTTTCAAAGCCATTTTTTCAGCTTCTGAAAACCGTTCTCTAGGTTTGCGATAATTGTCAAAAAACTGTTGTTGCTTTTTCTTTCTAGCTTCAAAGTCAGACAATCTTTTTTCAACTTTTTCAAGTGTATTGTCTCCTGCTTTGTGCCAATCAATCAAAATCTTGTTAACATATTTCCAGCTGATTTTATTGTTTGTTACTGCTTCTTTCAAAGCAGTATTTATAACTTCTATTGGCATATCATCTTCATCAATCCATTTATTGATGTCCTCGATTTCAAATGGTGTTAGCAATCTTCCAAAACATTGTTGAAAGATTTCAAAAAGTTCT